GGTGGAGTTTCTTTTGATGGGTCTGCAAATATAAATCTTCCTGGCGTAAATACTTCTGGAAGTCAAGACACAAGTGGAAACTCTGCAACTGCTACTGCACTTGAAACAGCTAGAACAATACATGGAGTTTCATTTGATGGTAGTGCAAACATAGATTTATCAGAGGTAATACAAGATACTGTGGGTGCAATGTTTGGTAGTAATACTGAAACAGATATTACAGTCACATATCAAGATGCTGATGGAACAATAGACTTAGTTGTAAGTGATATATCTGGAAATGCAGCCACGGCTACTGCACTTGCAACTGCCAGAACTATTGCAGGAGTATCATTTGATGGAACTGCAAATATTGCAATTGCAAGTACAGACTTATCAAACACAAGTGCAATTACTCTCCTAACTGCATCACAGACACTAACAAATAAAACATTAACAAGTCCAGTTATAAATACTGGATTAAGTGGATCAGCATTTTTAGATGAAGATGATATGTCAAGTAATTCTGCGACAAAAGTTGCATCACAACAATCAATTAAAGCTTTTGTGGATGCAGTTGAATCAAGAACAAGAGCTTTCGCGATTGCAATAGGTGCTGGACTTTAATTATAACTAAATAGTATAAAAGGATTTAACATGGCTATTCCAACTACGAAATCTACATTTAAAGAATATTGTCTAAGGAGTCTTGGAAAAGGTGTTATTGATATTAATGTAAGTGATGACCAAGCAGACGATAGAATAGATGAAGCACTACAATACTTTGCACAGTATCATTATGATGGTATTGAAAAAGTATATCTAAAACACCAAATTACACAAGCAGATGTAGACAGAGCTGCAAGTAATGATACTACGACTGCAACTGATTCTGTAGATAGTTCTGTAACAGCATCATTTTCAGAGGGTAAAGGTTTTATCCCAATGCCGTCTGCAGTGGTTTCTGTTATACAGATATTTCCATTTGATGATATTGCAACAAATAATATGTTTGACATAAGATACCAATTAAGACTAAATGATCTGTATGATTTTAGTTCAACTTCTATTATGCAGTATCAAATGACAATGGAACATTTAGATTTTTTATCACACATTCTTGTTGGAGAAAAACCTATACGTTTCAATCAACACCAAAATCGTTTATATATAGATATGGATTTTGCAAATGATATTACTGTCGGTGAGTTTATAATTATTGAGTGTTATCGTAAAATAGACCCAGCAACATACACAGATATATTTGATGACATTTATTTAAAAAGATATGCAAGTGCACTTATCAAAAGACAATGGGGAGCAAATCTCTCTAAGTTTGCTGGAATTGCAATGTTAGGTGGTGTAACTATGAATGGTGAAACAATATACTCACAGGCACAAGAAGAACTAGAAAAATTAGAAGAACAAATTCAATTATCATTTGAGACTCCAATTGATTATATGATAGGATAATACAATGGCTGTCAATAGTGCATTTCATACAAATAACTTACAATCCCTTGCAACGGAAAGAAGTTTATATCAAAACCTAATAAAAGAAGCAATTCAAATTTATGGACATGATGTTTATTATGTAAATCGTACTACTGTTGCAATAGATAATATTCTAGGTGAAGATTCTATATCTAAATTTACTAGACAACATCCTATTGAAATGTATGTAGAAGACTCAGAGGGCTTTGGTGGTGATAAAGAAATCATAACACAATTTGGTTTAGAAAATCGTAATGAGATTACGTTTGTGGTTTCTAAAGAACGATTTCAAGAAATGGACAGTCAAGTTACATTAGAAGATGGAACAGATACAACTGGCGGTTCTATTCTTTTAGAAACTGCTAGTATAGATCAATCATCTAGTTCATCTATTTTAACTACTATTCAAGGTGATAATAATTTTTATATATTAATGGATACAGCATCTACCGACGCTGACCGACCATTAGAGGGAGATTTAGTTTATCACCCAGTATTTGCAAAAATGTTTGAAATTAATTTTGTAGACCATGATGAACCTTTTTATCAATTAGATAATAATCCAGTATATAAATTAAGATGTAAATCTTTTGAGTATAGTTCAGAAGCTCTTGATACTGGTATTACAACAATTGACGCCATAGAAACAAATTTAACCACAGATACAAGAGCTCACCAATTTACACTAGAACAAACTTCAGCTTATAATGAAAGTATTGCACTTGAATTTAATACAAACTTAACGTATACAGATTCATTATTGATGGAAGATGAAGATGTTGTAGTACATGAAGATGATTCAAGTTCAATAGGAACAAATATTCTTCTTGAAAATGCGGCCGATACTGGTGATGATGCGTATCTAATCCAAGAAACCTATATAATAGGAGATGCAGTAACAGACAAGACTGCACAAAACGAATTGTTTGACACACTTGATGATACAGTTTTAGATTTTTCTGAACGAAATCCATTTGGTGATGCTGGGAGTTTATAATGTTAGGACAACAATTTTACCACGAAACAGTTAGAAATATAATCGTTGCTTTTGGAACTATGTTTAATAATATACAAATAGTTCGTAAGGACAACTCTGGGGCGATTATTCAATCAATGAAAGTGCCACTAGCCTATGGGCCTAAACAAAAGTTTTTAACTCGTTTAGATACAGACCCATCTTTATCAGCTGCTACTGCAATTACTTTACCAAGACTAGGTTTTGAAATTGGAAGTCTTACATATGATACTGCTAGAAAAATGAATAGGGTACAAAAATTTAAAAAAGTAAAATCATCTAGTTCAGATGCTGGTAAATTAGACACACAGTTTATGCCTGTTCCTTATAACATGGATATTACTTTGTATGCAATGGCAAAAAACTCTGATGATGCACTACAAATTGTAGAGCAGATACTTCCATACTTTCAACCAGATTATACATTAACACTTAATGATATGGCAGATATGGGTATCAAAAGAGATATACCTATTATATTAAATGATGTAGGTTATGAAGATAACTATCAAGGAGATTTTGAAAGTCGTAGAGCAATTATCTATACTATGGGTTTTACTACAAAGTTTTATCTATATGGCCCAGTTACTTCTCAAAGTGTAGTTAAAACCGTGCAAGTAGATCAATTTACAAACTTACCTGCTGTTACGCCTACAAGAGAACAAAGATATTCAGTTACGCCTAATCCTGCAGCTGCAGATGCGGATGATGATTTTGGTTTTAATGAAACAAGTAGTTTCTTTCAAGATGCTAAAAACTTTGATTCATCTGATGGAACGGACAAGTAGTTATGAAAGACCCTTTTGCAGAGGTTGATAAAGCTCTAGGAGTTTTTGATCCAGTAGAAACTGCAATACAACAAAATAATATTACAGTTCCTAAAAAAATTATTAAAAGTAATGAAGATGATATAGAAAATGATTATAAATATCAGCGAGAAAATTTTTACAATCTTGTAGAAAGGGGTCAAGACGCAATTGAGGGTATTTTAGAAATTGCAAAAGAGTCAGACCACCCCAGAACTTATGAGGTTGCAGGAAATCTTATTAAACAAGTAGCTGAGGTAACGGAGAAATTAGGTGATTTACAAGAGAAAATGCGAAAACTTAAAGAAGTTCCTAATACTGCACCCAAGAATGTTACTAATGCATTGTTTGTTGGTTCGACTGCTGAATTACAAAAAATGCTAAAAGGAAAGACTGATGAGTGATGTTACATATCTTGGAAATCCTAATCTTAAACGAGCGAATGTTCAACAAGAATGGACAAAAAAACAATTACTTGAATATAAGCGATGTATGGAAGACCCTTTGTACTTCATACAGAGTTATGTAAAGATTGTATCACTTGATGAGGGTTTAATACCTTTCAAAATGTATTCTTTTCAAAAAGAAATGGTTGGTACATTTCATAAAAATCGTTTTACTATTTGCAAACTCCCCAGACAATCTGGTAAATCTACAACAATGATATCTTATATATTACATTATGCACTATTTAATCCTAGTGTAAATATTGCCATACTTGCAAACAAGGCTGCAACTGCAAGAGATTTGTTGGGAAGACTACAACTTGCATATGAACATCTACCAAAGTGGTTGCAACAAGGAGTTATGTCTTGGAATAAAGGTTCTCTGGAACTAGAGAATGGGTCTAAAATACTTGCTTCCTCGACCTCAGCTAGTGCTGTAAGGGGGGGAAGCTACAACATCATATTCTTAGACGAGTTTGCTTATGTACCATCAAATGTTGCAGAACAATTTTTTAGTTCTGTATATCCAACGATATCTTCTGGTAAATCTACCAAAGTTATAATAGTTTCAACTCCACATGGTATGAATATGTTCTATAAAATATGGACAGATGCAGAAGAAGAAAGAAATACTTATGTTCCTATTGAGGTTCATTGGTCAGAAGTACCAGGCCGTGATGAGAAATGGAAGAAAGAAACTATTGCAAATACAAGTGAACAACAATTCAACACAGAATTTGAGTGTGAGTTTCTAGGTTCTATAGATACTTTGATATCTCCATCTAAACTAAGAGTTCTTACCTATAAGACACCCATACAATCT